TCAATTGCAAGTATTAGAATTAAAAGTGGAAGACCTTCAGCTGTAGTTATACCTGCTGAAATTCAAATGATAGCAACATCTTCTAATAACATTTCTTATTTTTTAATATTAAATGGTTCAATAGCAGTCCTTCGTGGAGTTCTTATTCTGACAATAGTAATGTAGAAATAGCAATAGGAGGAGGAACTATTACAGGAGGAACTATAATAAAACAAGGATATTTATCTTCATCAGCTCAAGTAAAAGATATTGCAAGTTTAGATGATCCTAATATATTTAATTTTCAACTTGGAGTAAATATTAATGGAACAAGTGATATTATAACTCTTGGAGCAACTGCAAATGCATCAGCTACTGTAGCAGCCACATTAGGTTGGTATGAATTAAATTGATTTTTTCAAAAATTTTTTATAAAAAATTATCAAGATGCCTCTTATTATCGAAGAAGAAGATATTTCTTATCAAGTTTTTAAAAGAAAGAAAATTGTTATTGAAAAAGAACCTCCTAAACCTATTATTAAAAAACAGAAAGAAAAATGTATTATAGAAAATTGTAAACAAAAAGACTGTGGTCATTATGGTCTTTGTAAAAAACATTCAGGAACTTGTAAAACTGAAAAAGAAGACTGTGCTGTATGTATGGACGGTGAATTAAAATGTCCATTGTCGTGCGGTCATTGGATTCACGTAGAATGTGTTATTAAAAGTGGTAAAAAAGAATGTCCAATGTGTAAGTCTCAATTAAAATTTACAAAAGAACAAGAAAAAGCTTATAAACTACATAAAAAAGAAATTAGAATAAAACAAGAAATGGAAGACTTTGCTGATGTTGTTAGAAATGAAGTTAGAGAAATTCAAGAAAGAAATGAAAGAAGACGTCGTCAAGGTAGAAATGTTTATCAATATTCTTCAACACATATTATGAGTAATGATTTAATACATTTTGTAAGAGTTATAACAGATAATCAAAATATAGCATTAGACCGTATGAATGTTGTAGAAATGTTATTAGATATGTTTCCAAATTAATTTAAAAAAATATTTTTATTATAATTAATATAATAAAAATGGACAAACAACAAATATTTATGATTATCTGTGTTATTTCAGTATGTTTATTAGTATTAGGTGCTATATTTGTAGCTCAAGGAAAATGGGATAAATCAAAAGGATGTGATTTAAATAGAAAGTTATCTTTAGATGATAAAATTGTTCCTTCTGTAGCACAATTTGAATATGATATGTGTCAAAAATCAGCAGATTTAATGTTAAAATGGTCTACTCCTTTGCTTGTATTTGGAGCTATTGCAACTGCTGTGTGTGCTGTTATTATAGGAACTATATATATTAAAGAAAAACGTAATTTATAAAGTTAATTTTAAAAAATATTTTTATTCTAATTAATATAATAAAAATGTCAAATTGTTTAGTTACTATTTTAAACTGTTCTAGAGCTTCTGACTTAAAACGTTTAAAAAACTTTCAAAAAATTGAAAGAGAACAAAGGTCTCATTTTACAAGATTTTTGACTTTAAACTCAGATGGATGTGACAATAAATACTTAATTTATTTTATTGCTGTAAGACCTGCAACTATAACTGAACCTCAACAACTTTGTGGAGTCGCCCAAACTGAATTAAGCGGAATAAATACAGTAAATGTAAATTTTCTTACTTCAAGAGCTGCTACAGATCTTAATTATAAAGGTGCAGGAACTATGTTATTAGATGCAGTTGCTAAATTTTATAAAACTGACCCAAGATTATTTGGTATTAATTTGACTGCTGTAAGAACTGCAGTACCATTTTATCTAAAATATGGTTTTAAACAGAATGGAGAAGATTATAGTGATATGTTTTATCCATTTGATACTTATTATAAATTCGATCATTACGATACAAACATGAGAAATTCTCATATTAGATTAGCAATACGTAGAAAAGATAGAGATACTCTTGATGAAATATTATATCAAGATCAATTACATTTAAAAGATATCGTCCAAACTAATCCACATAAAAGAAGAACTGATAAAAAATTTCTTTATCTTAATGAGTTCTTGGTTGACCAATATTTTAATCAACTTGATATAGATGGTTATATATTTTCTTCTTTTGTAGATGAACAAGAAGATAGTATTGTTATCGCTCTTTTAAACAGAAACGAAAAGTTTATAAATTATTTAGAAGATGAAGATGTCAAAAAAATGATTAAACGTAACAGAGGAAATACTTTAACTAAAATAATTATAACATTGTCTGACGCTGGTTATCAATTTAATGAAGAATTATTTAAACAACTTATAAACAGTAGAACAGTTAATAAAGAAGCAATTAATGCTATGTATGGAAATGGAATTGAATTAACAGATAAATCGTTTGCTGAAGAGATAGAAGAAGAATATGAGATATTAAAGACAAGATTTCAAGCTCTTGAAACAGCTCATAATATTTTAAAAAAACATTTTTAACTTTAAAGAAATAAAAATAATATTATATAGATGTTAATCAGAGCTTTCAAACACGTTGAAATAATGGAACCTAGTAAAAATTATTGTTATGAAATTTTTAGATTTATTAAAATGGTATTATACCAGCCTTTTCAGCCAATGAGAACAGACTATTCTAATGTTAAAAGTTATAATGGAATTTTGATTGAAAGTAAAAAGTTAAATTAAATTATAAATTAAAGATTTCTTTTTGTTAATATAACAAAAGAAAATGAGAGGAGAATATATTGCTGAATTATTTAATAATTTTAATCACGCTCGTAATTCACATCATACTACACACGAACATATTCAAACTTTTTATAATTATACAAGAGAATGTAATTCTGTTTGTGAAGTTGGTATTGAAGGAGGATTTAGTACTTGGGGATTTTTAATGGGTCTTTTTGATAATAAGACTATGTTTGAAAATGAAAATCATCTTTTTTATGTAGGAGTTGATATTAATGATTATCCTGTAATTGATTCTTGTAGAGAAATTTGTAAAAACGTTAATTTAGATTTTACTTTTATTAAACAAAATAGTACTAAAGCAGTAATTCCTCAAGTTGATTTATTATATATTGATAGTTGGCATGTTTATGGACATCTTAAGAGAGAATTAGAACATCTTCATTCAAAGGCTAATAAATATATTATTATGCACGATACTTCTATTGATGCAGAAGATGGGGAAAGTATTAGAAGAGGTTGGGATACTGCAAAACAAGCAGAAGAATATGGATATCCTGAAGAAGAAATTAGAAAAGGATTATGGACTGCTATTTTAGAATTTTTAGATAATCATCCTGAATGGAGTTTGAAAGAACGTTTTACTAATTGTTATGGTTTAACTATTCTTGAAAGAGTTTAATAAATATCTTAAAAATAAATAATAATTAATTAAAATATTATTATTTATATAAAATGAGCACAGTAAGTATTTTTGGCGCTGGTATAGCAGGTCTAACTATCGCTCACGAATTAGTTGAAAAAGGTTTTAAAGTTAATATTTATGAACTTACTGATTCAATTGGCGGAATGGCTAAAAGTATCCGTGTACCTTCTAATAAAGTTCCTACTGAACATTCTTGGAGAGGGTATTGGCCTTTTTATAAAAATTGTTTTAATATTTTAAAACGTATTCCTGCTATTAACATTAACAAAGAAAATTTTTCTCAAAGCTATTCTATTGAAGAAATTTCTAAACATAACACAAGAGACGATTTATGGGTTTATTATAAAAATAAAGTATACGATGTTACTAAATTTGTAGACGAACACCCTGGTGGTTATATTATATTAAAAGCAGGTGGAAAAAATTTAGAAGAAGTTTGGAAAGAAAATGGAGTAAGTTGGCATATGACAAACAAAATTGTAGAAGATGAATTAAATAAATATCAAATAGGTACATTAAACCAGATCCAAGGTCTTGATAAAGAATCTTTTTCAAATTTTACAGCATTTGATAATCTTTCTAATCAACTTGTTAATATTATGTTATTACAAAATAATATAACAGATATTAACAAACAAATTAACGTTTCTCCTCAAGATTATCCTTATTTAACTTATCTATTTTTAAGTGTAATTTGTTCTGATAAACGTAGAAACGAAATGTTTGAAACACCATTTCTTCCATTAATCAAAGATAAAGTTACTAAAGAAACTTATGATTATCTTACTTATTTTGTCTGTAGCACTGGACTTGGTATTAATATTACTTTAACAAGTCTCGCTCACTTTGGATTATTTATTAACTTTCAATTTATGTTTGCAAGTCCTTTTCATCCTAATGTTAGAGTTATGAATCAACCAACTAGCGAAGCTTGGTTCATATTTTGGCAAAAATATCTAGAAAATAAAGGTGTAAATTTTATATTTAACACTAAACTCAACAAAATTATACACAATAATCAAAAAGTTATCAAATGTATTATAAATAATCAAGAAATTATATCTGACGAATATTGTTTCTGTTTAAATCCTTACGATATGATTGATGTTCTTAAAGAAAGTAATCTTCCAAAACTTTACGAACAACACCTTTATCTTAAAACTATAGACAATCAAATTGGCTTTGTTATTGCGTTTAATAAAAAAATTAACGTTCAACCGAATAAAAATGGAATGGTAAGTATAGACAGCCCTTATAATATTGCTTTTTATTCACAAGATAAAGTTTGGGGTAAAAATGTTTTCTTAGGAAATGGTGTTAAAAGTTTATGGAGTGGAACTTGTATCCTTCCTATTAATAATGGTTCTTTGTATGGTAAACCAGCGACTCAATTAACTCGCGAACAATGTATTGAAGAAATTATTCATCAATTATTTGAATGTCAACAACTTCAAGAAATTGTAAAAACTTTTAACGATGGTTTAATTTTAAGTAAAGATTTAGTGTTATTTGCTACATTATATGATGATTGGCAATGGGATGGCAAAGAATTAGAAGCAAAACATAAAAAATGGGTTAATACTTATTTTAATGAACAATTTAGACCTTACTCTAAAACTGAATTGTCAAATATGTATATCGGAGGAGCTCATTGTAAAACGAGTATTAATATTTGGACTATGGAAAGTGCTGTAGAAAGTGGTAAAATTGTTTCTAATGATATTTTAACAAAATATAACTTACCTTTGTGTTATAAATATACTCAGCATAATAATCTATTAATTGTGTTTATACAAAAATTAGATAATATATTATATGCAATGCATCTTCCAAATATTATTAAAACGATGATATTTATCGCTTTAGTAAAACTTGCTTTGAAATATTTTAAAAAGTAAATTTAATTAATATTTAATTAATTAAATTTAGGTTAACTTATTATTAATTTAGAAACGGATTAGAGAAAATACAAATCTAGAATCTTTTCCATTACATTTAGCATATACATAAGTTTCATCCATATCATATGGTGTAAATCTTGTTCTACATCCTAAATTAGTTGATGCTATTATTTCTTCTTTTTTATTAATTGCATCAACGATATTATCAAAATTTGAGATCATTCTTATCCCGTATTCAGACGTAAGATTTCCTTCTGCTTTTAATTTGTTTTCAAGTTCTTGTATTAATTTATTATACTTATTTTTTATAATTCTAAAGTTACTTATATTTTTTCTTAAAAATCTTTTTACTCCAATAATCTCGCCATCTTTATCTAATTCCTTTCCAACAATAGTCTTGTTAGGACCTGAAATACAAATTACTTCAACATTTCTTAATTTATTATTATACATAAAAACACACTTATCTCCACTTTCTAATTCATCAATATTAATTGTATTATTAACTACTGATTGTTCTTTAGGAATAATCTTGAGGTCAGTAATATTCTTCTTTGAAAAACTCGTTATATTATTTGTATTTACTTCTTGTCCTTGAATTGTTCTGTAATATTCATTTACATAAGTTACATCAACAGTTCTTGGCTTATTATTATAAGTAAAAGTACATCTATCGCCATTTTTTACTTTATCAACTTCGTTGGTAATAGGTTCCATTTCAACTTCTTGTTTAGTATTATTTTTACGAGTTTCATAAATTCTTGTAAATTCTTTAGTAGTAACCATTGATTCTTTTTCTAAATAACGTTGTGTGTCAACTTTTTCCCATCTTGCTATCATTGATAAAATTATTCCAATATATTTTCCATTAACATCTTTTATATTTACAAAAGTATCATTTACACATTTTACATTGTTACCTACAAAAATACTTCCACTATGAGTATAAATCTTAACCATTTGATTCTTGTCTAAACTATTAAGTTTCTTACCAATTTCAGTTTGTTTATCAACAAGTCCCTTCGCAGAAGTAGTTTTAATAGTTTCTGAAGATACACTACTAGGATCTATTGGTATCCATTGTAAAATCTCAGTATGACCTCTTGAAAAATATTTAGTAATAACATCTTTATTATCTAATTGTACCATAGTAATATATTGATTATTAATCTTAATAATATTTACATCTTTGTTGAAATCATTTGACATCTTAAGATTGACTAAGAGACCAGTAAACTTTCTTCTTAAAGTTTTCTTAGTTTCATTAAACTTATTAATTAAATTAATCTTTTCTACAGAACTATTAAAATTATCAGATAAATTTCTAGGCTTAATTGTTGAAATATCTTTCATCATACTATATGTAAATGACTTGATTGAATGTTCGTCTACTACAATACCTGTAAAAAATGTAGTACCTAAATCTTGTATTTGGACGACACGTTTCTTATTGTTATAAGTAAATTCTATAGTATCTGTCTTTCTTAAGTATTCAATCATTTCTGAGTCAGAAGCTTTAGTAATCTTATTATAAGTATATAAAGTCGATGTTTCTTCTTTCTTTTCTCCAATAACAGAACCACTTGTTAATGTTACACATTTAGGTTCTTCTTTTTGATTAATACTTGGTTCAAACGCCTTTTCAAAAACCTCTTTTGACCATTTATAAAGGTTATGTCCTTCTGTCATTTGTTTATTTGTAGCCTCATCAACAACAGATACTGTTAAGTCATTTGATAAAGCTATTTCTACATCTTTAAATGTAGCTAAGTCGTAAATAACCATACTGTTGTCATTCAACTTCTTTATTTCACCAACGACATCTATTAAAACATTTGGTCTATGAACTCTAATCATAGTTTTATTATTAAAAAAATAGTTTAATTTAGTTCTAATAGACTCTGAAAGCTCATCAAGAGGCGATATGTCTTCTACTTTTTTAGCATCTAAAATATTTTCAATATTTATACCAAGTGTAGGCTCATTATCACTCTTAAATACAATATCATACGAACCTATAGCAGTAACATAGCCTTTCATAGTCACAGTTTCAATAGGTGTTTTAACATAAATTTTTATATGATCTTTATCATTATAAAATTTCTTTAATTTAGTTCTAATAGAGTCTGAAAGCTTATCAAGAGAAGATATGTCTTCTACTCTATTAGCATCTATAATATTGAAAACATGTATAGTAAGATTAGTATTATCATCTTTCTTAAATATAATTTGAGATGTGTTTACAGATGTAATATAACCTTGTATCTTAATATTGCCAATAGGTGTTTTAAGATAAATTTCTATATGATTTGTATGAGTCATCCATACTGTTAATTGAACTAATTTTTGAGAATAGGCTAGCTTTTGATATAAAGATAGCTTTGACTTTATTATGTCAGAATAATCTTTTTTTGCTTCAGCGAAACGTTTATTATCTTCTAATGTTGCTATTTTTGCATAAGTAATATCGTTAAGAGATATAATATTAAACTCACGATTCTCTAAATTATAAACATCTATACACTGTTCTCCTGTCTTATATATAACACAAATAATATCTGATGGACTCTTCAACACCTTAATTCTAATAATAGAACTCTCTCTATGAAATTTGTCTATTACTACTTTAAAGTTTTCTGTAATTTGTTGTTTGTGGGTTAATTCTTGCTTTTTTTCAGATATCTTTTCTACAATTGGATGATCTGGTTTTTCTAAATTACCTTTTACATGAAGTATAGATAAAGAACTTCTTGCTTCAGTCTTTTCGGTTTCAATATTGATACCACATACCAAATTGTTTTCATAATCAATATTTACTAATCTCAATTTTAAT